CACAAACAAATTCTTCGGGCAGTAATACTCAAATTACAGGTGGGTATACATCAACAACAACAAACAATAACGATGGACAAACAAACACAACAACGTCAACGACAACCAATAACAGCACTACCAATGGGTCAGATGTACCCGTTAACTCGGCAAATGCCCCATCATATTCGGCTATGTCTCAAGATGTTTGTAGTATGGGTGTTAGCGGTTCCGTTTCTACTTTGGGTGTTGGCATATCTGGTGGCAAGCATGTCCGGGATTTAAACTGTGAGCGTATTAAGCTCAGTAAGGTACTTTTCGATTTTAATATGAAAATTGCTGCGGTCAGTCTCTTGTGTCAAGATGAACGTGTTTATATGGCGATGAAATCCGCAGGCACACCTTGTCCTTGGGATGGAAAGATAGGCCCAGATGCACAAGCGATGTGGGATAAATACCCAGAACTTAGACCAGACTATAAACATTTTTTAGTTAAAGCAGAAATTATTCAACGTATTGACGAAGAACTTGCGGAGATTGCAAAACAAAAAGAAGAAAAAAGAATTGCAGAAGAAAATGCTAAGAAACTTGCAGAAGCAAAAAAAGAAGAAGTGATTGTTAAAGAAAAAAAAGAGATAGTAGAAAACCCTATTATTCTAGTTCATGACGATTGAAATAGTAGTAATGGCATACGCAATTAGTATAACTGGTGGTTTAATTATTAATGCTTTAGGTATTTAATGTTTAAATACATATTAGCTCTTTTATTTAGTTTTAGTGTTTATGCAGAAACAATAAATACAGGTAATATTCTTACCAACTCAACATTTGGAACAGGTAACACTACAACTACAACTGGTTGGTCAACAGACGGAGACGAAGGTGTTCACAGTCATGGTGCTTGGAATGGATTTCCATATCAAACAGGTATGGATGATACTGGTGGTGTACTAGCATTTGAAGGTCATACGGAAGATAATGTATATCAAGATGTAGATTTAGTTGGTGATGGTCATTTAACACAATCAGAAATTAATCAAGGCTTTACCTCAACCATGTCAGCAGATGTATGGTTTTGGAACAGTATTGAAAATACATTTACACTTAAACAAACTGTTACAGGCTCTGATGGTTCAGTATCAACACAAGTTAGAGATATAAATGACCATGACCCTAGTAGACCGGGAAATGGTGGTCAGTTTACAAACTACACAAATGTTTACATTCAAGGCTCAAATACACAAACAGATTTTACAGTCAGAGCAGAGATGTATAATGAAACTGCCGGCACAGCTTATGATAATTCTCATCGTGGGCCAGATGTAGACAATGTTGCACTAAATATAGGTTATCAATATATACCACCTATTGATGAGGATACACAAGAAGTTATAGATGATATTGACCAAGATATTATTGATATAGTAGAGGATTTACCAGAAGATTTTGATTGGTATGAGGATGAACTACCTATATTTGAAATACCAATAGAAGAAGAAATAGTATTTGAAGATGACTTTACATTTGATGATTCATTTTATTTTGAAGATATAGAAATAGTAGATATTGAAGAACTACCTCCAATAGAAGAATTTGAGATGGAGGGTTTTGAAGAAATGCCAGATATGGAAATGGTATTTTTTGAAGAAGAGTTTTCTGAACCTATAATGGTTTCAGAAGAAATATTTACAGAGGAGTTTGAGGAGGACTTTACAGAAGAATTTTTTGAGGAGATAACTGAGGAGGAGTTCAATGATGAACTTACTGAGGAATCTTTTGAGGAGTTTGAAGAGCCACTGGAAGATATCGCAACGGAGGAAGAAAGCGTACCAGAGGTTGTTGAAGAAGAAAAAGAAACTGTGGAGGAAGTTACTGAGTCAGAATCAGTAGAAGAAGAAAAAGAAGTTGCAACAAATGAAACAGAGGAGGAGAAACCCGATAGCACAGAGTCTGAGGAATCTGATATATCAACAGAAGAGAGTGGAGAGCAAGAAGACATACAATCGGAAGAAGTCAATGCAGATACTGAAGTTGTTAAAGATATTGCAGCTACCGAAAATAAGTTAAAAAAGAATTTAAAAGCAATAGCAAAACAAATTGCAAAAGTAACAAAAGAAACAACAAAAAACTTATCAAAAGAGGATTTATTTTTTAAAGGAAATGACCTCAATTCGTATGAAAAAGTTGCATTTTACTCTGCAAAAGAGATTTACAACAACACGAATATGGGGTTATTTCTTGAAATAGATTTATCATCTTACTCTGGAGAAATATATGTAGGAGCTTCTTTAAGTTCTTACACAGATAATGACCCAGTTGAGGTGCATAGAGTAAAATTATTAAAAATAGAAAATAAAAAAAGAAAACTACAAGCTGAACTGGAGGCATTAAAACAATGAAAATTATAGAAAAACTAAGCACATATGCAGCACTTTTAGGCGTAATTGGGGCAATCGGAGGGGGGTTCTATACATGGGGCCAGTTTAATTTACGATTAGACCAAATAGAAAATCAAGAATTTGTTGTTAATGAAACTGTTGACTTAACTGAAGTAAATGATTCCATTAATAACATTAATATAAAATTAAAAGAATTAGAAACTACAATTATTGGTTTAGATAATGATGTATTAGATAATTTGAGAAATGACATTGCAGGTAATAGCAATGACATGAAAGCTATTACACAAGAAATTATTAAAGATATTAAAGTATTAGAAGTAGCAATAAAAGATGTAGCAACTGAAGATGATATATCTGATTTAGATAAAAAATTACGCAAACCTATAAAAGACTTAGAAGAATATGCTTGGGAACTTGAAGAAGATATTGAAAAAAACACTAAAGATATAGCTGTAATTAAAAAAGAAAATGAATTACAAGATGTGCAAATAGAAGAAATAAAAATATCTGCTTCTAATCCATTAGGTGGATAATGATTAAAATATGGTTTATGTTAGTTTTAGTATCTATGCCTAACGCACCATCAGTAAAATATAATGGATTTATATATTCAAGTGAAGAGGATTGCCAAGTGGCAAAATACGAATTGCATGAAGAATATAATAAAAAATCTACAGAATATAAATCAACGACAGTTATAGATTCATATTGTGTAGAGTTTAACAGTTTTCCAATAAGAGGATTAAATAAAATAAATTTAGGAGTATAAAATGGCATCAACTTTTACAACACGATTAAGGTTGGAAAAACAAGCTACAGGTGAAAATGCAAACACTTGGGGTGATAAAACAAATACTAACTTTGATTTAATAGATGAATCAATAAATGGTTACGCATCTAAGAGTGTTGCAGGTTCTTCTAATGTAACTTTAACTAATAGTAATGCTACTGCTGATGAAACAAGACAAAAAGTTTTAGAATTTACTGGCACACTTACTGGAGATATAAATGTATTATTGCCAACTGTAGAATCTAATTATATCGTATTTAACAATACGGCAGGTAGTCAAACACTAACAGTTGCTACAACAGGAAACACAGGAACTGGAACTGCTGTAACGCAAGGCTCTCACGCTTTAATGTATTCTAATGGTACTTTTGTTAAAGATGTATTTGCAACTGGTATTAATAATCTTGTTTGTAAAGGAACTTTAAATGTTGCAGGTGCTGTCGGATTAGATGGTGGTAATGTAACAATAAATGAGAGTTCTGCTAGTGTAGACTTTAGAGTAGAATCAAACGGAAACACACATGCTTTATTTGTTGATGGTTCAGAGGATAAAGTAGGTATACTTAATTCTAGTCCCTCTGTTGCTTTAGATGTAACAGGAGCAATTACTGCATCTACTACTATCACCGGAAATTTGTTTAGCGGTTCTGGTCGAGATGTAAAAGATACAGTTCCGGCAGGTGGCATAATTATGGCAGGTTTTGCTAGTGAGCCAACTAAATCAGATAGCTCTACAAAAAGATATTTATTATGTAATGCACAAGCTGTAAGTCGCTCAACGTATTCTGCTTTATTTTCAGCTATTAGTACAACGTATGGAGTTGGAGATGGTTCAAGCACATTTAATTTACCAGACTTACAAGGTAGAACACCAATAGGTTCCGGTTCTGGTTCTGGCTTATCATCTAGAAGTCTTGGTGCAACAGGAGGTTTTGAAACTATGCAGAGTGGCAGTAATATTGGTTCCGGTGAAGATTTTAGTAATGCACTAATGCAACCTTTCTCTGTAGTTAATTTCTTTATAGCAACAGGGTTATAATGCCATATAACAAAATTCAGTTTGGGCCGGGTTTTGATAAACAAAACACGGATATAACTAACAAAGGAAGATGGATAGATGGAGACAAAGTTCGTTTCCGTTATGGTTTTCCAGAAAAAATAGGTGGTTGGGAAAAAATTTCTACCACAGAATTTATTGGTGTAGCAAGAGCACAATTAGCTTGGAACTCTTTAGATGGCACAGCTTATGATGCTTTAGGAACAAATAAAAAATTATATATTTATAACGAGGGTGTTTTCTTTGATGCAACACCAACAAGATTAAATGCTGATATTACATCATGTTTTACAACCACTAATGGTTCTTCTATTTTTACAGTGACTCATAGTAGTCATGGTGCAAGTGAGGGAGACTATGTTACCATATCAGCAACAAGTGCAACAATAGGAGGAGTGGCAGCATCCACAGTAAACGGAGAATATGAAATACAATCAGTACCTACCCTTAATACTTATACTATTGATGTTGGCACTAACGCCTCTTCTGCTGTATCAACTACGGGTAATTGCACAGTACAATATGAAATTCAAGCAGGTAGGGACAGAGCTCTATCTGGATACGGGTGGGGTACAGGAACATGGAACTCAGGACAAACTTGGGATTCCCCCAACACATCAAGCTCAGTAATTATAGCTTTAAGAAACTGGGCAATAGACAACTGGGGTGAAGATATTTTAGCTTTAGATGTTGATAATAAATTATTTATTTGGAATACATCTGATGGTGTTTTAACAGCAAGTAATACTGCTGCACAAGTAAGCAACGCACCAACTAAATCTAAATTTATGTTAGTATCAAATCCAGACAGACATGTAATTTGTTTTGGAACTGAAACAACAGTAGGACAAACATCATCACAAGACCCAATGTTTATTCGTTGGTCTTCTCAAGATAATGAAACAGATTGGACACCTACTGCAACTAATAGTTCTGGTTCGCAACGTATAGTTGGTGGTAGTGAGATTGTTACTGCTATAAGAACTAGAGGACAAATATTAATTTTAACAGATACCTCTGCTCATGGTATGTCATTTATTGGAGCACCATTTGTATTTGGTTTTCAACAATTAGGTTCTAACTGTGGAGCTATAAGTCCACACAGTGCCATAGATGTTAATGGTGTAGCATACTGGATGGGTAGTGATGCATTCTTTGTATTTGATGGTACAGTAAGAAAATTACCTTGTACAGTTGAGGATTTTGTTTTTGATGAAATAGACACTACACAATACGAACAAGTGTTTGCAGGTTCTAACTCTGCTTTTGGTGAGGTATGGTGGTTCTATTGTTCCTCTGCATCCAACCAAGTAGATAAATATGTAATATGGAATTATCAAGAAAATCTTTGGTACACTGGTAGTTTAGATAGAAGCACATGGGTAGACTCTGGAACTTATCCTTTACCTTATGCTACTAAGTATGATGGGACTAATTCAACTTTATTAATTCATGAGTCTGGTAAAGACGATGACGGCTCTACAATGACATCATTTATAGAAAGTGGTGACTTTGATATTGGTGATGGTGATGACATATTATTTATTAATAAACTTATACCAGATTTTAAAGGTCAAGTTGGTAATGTAAATATTAGTTTAAAATCACGATACTTTCCGACAGATACTCAAACAACTAAAGGCCCTTTTCGTTACTCTGCATCAAGCACTAAAATAAATACAAGAACAAGAGGAAGACAAGTTGCAGTAAGACTTGAAAGCAACGGCTTCAATGATATAAATAATGATGCTATTGGAGAGGACTGGAGACTTGGAACAATTAGATTTGAAGTACAACCAGATGGAAAAAGATAATGAGTAAAATAGCAAATGTAAGATTACCATCTCCATCGCAAGAATATAATGTTCAACAACAAAACGAGTTAGTTCGTGCAATAGAAACAATAGTATTAACTTTAAATACAAGTTATACTGCTGAAGAAAATAAAGTTGTTATGGAAAGATTTAATTTTTTATTGAGTGATTAATGTCAACAAATACATATACAAACGCTAAAGCAAAATTAAGAGGTAAGACTACAATTTACACAGCACCATCTACAGGAACATCTATAGTTAAATCTATTCGTGTTACAAACACAGATGAAAATGCTGACCACGATATCACACTAAGTGTAACTGATGCATCTAGTGTAGAATTTACTTTAGAAATAAATAGAGTTATACAAAAAGCTAGTTCTCAAGAATTATTAGCAACGGGTAATATGACAACGGACACAGCAGACGATAGTGTTGCATCATCTAATCCGATTATTTTACAATCATCTGAAATACTAAAAGCTACAACAACTGGCAGCGACATACATTTAGTTGCATCTATTTTGGAGATGACATAAGATGGCAGACCCTAAAGTTGGTACAGGAAAAAAACCAAAGGGTAGTGACAGGAGACTATACACTGACGAAAATCCTCGTGATACTGTGGGTATTAAGTTTAGCACTCCTGCTGATGCTAGGAAGACTGTTGCTAAAGTTAAAAAAATTAACAAGCCATTTGCTAGAAAAATACAAATTCTTACAGTGGCGGAACAAAGAGCAAAAGTAATGGGTAAAACACAAGTTGTAAATATTTTTAAAAAAGGCAAAGAAGCAATTAGAAAGAAAAAAAGGAGTAAGTAGTGGGACTTTTTAAATCACTTAAAAAAATAGCAAAAATAGCAGCACCTATAGCAGGTTCGGGTATTGCAAGTATACTTATGCCCGGTTCATCTTTTTTAGCACCTGCACTTGGTGGTGGTATTGGAGCGTTATTACAGGGTCAAAAACCCGGTTCTGCGTTATTAACAGGTTTAACAGCAGGACTTGGTGGTAAGTTTTTAGGTGGTAGTAAAGCGTTATCTGGTTTAGGTAAACTTGCAGTTCCTGCCGGAGCAGCAGCAGCAGCTAGTGCACCTGCAATTGCTTTTGCAGAACAACAAGAAATGCTTAAACAAATGCGTGAAATGTATCCAGACAGGACAGATAAAGAATTACAAGAATTAATTTTAAAACAAACAGTAAAAGCTCCAACTAATTACGAAGGTTTTGAAGACATGCAAGTAGATAGTGAATTAGTTCCAAAAGTTGCAGAGGGTGGAGTAATGGATTTAAGAACAGGTGGCATGAGTTTAGGGCCGGGTACAGAAAAATCTGATGATATACCTGCTATGTTATCTGATGGAGAATTTGTTTTAACAGCAAGAGCAGTGCGTGGTATAGGAAATGGTAGTAGACAAGCGGGAGCAAAAAAACTTTATCAATTTATGAATCAAGCTGAAAATAATGTTCCAAGTTAAAAGACCAAAGTACGATGAATTAAAAGACACGCTAAAATTATTATTAGTGTTTAGGGAGGAATTTTCGGATATCTATCCGGAGGCTGACATAACACGAGTTGCAATAACAATTCAAAAACATTTTGATGATGGTTTTATCTGTAACGCTTATGAGAATAATGCAATCATAGGTAGTATAGGTGCAATGGAATCAGAGTGGTGGTTTAGCAGTGAAAAGTTTTTAGCTGAAACATGGTTTTATATTTTACCAAAATATAGAAATTTTAAAACAGCTAGAAACTTATTAAAAAAACTAAAAGAATATGCAAATACTAGAGATTTAACAATACAATTACCTATAAGCTCTGGTAACGATACACCTGCATTATACAAAAGATTAGGATTTAAAGATATGGGTAACATTTGGAGGTACAAGTAAAATGTGTTTTGGTTCACCATTATATACAACAACAGAAAAAAGAGAATTACCACCATTTCTTGAGGATGCGTATAAACAATTAACGCAACAGGCAAGAGCGGTAACAGA